AGCAATATATTGAGATTGGTTAGTATATTTTTCAAGGTGAGTAGCCCAGATTAGGTATTTACTTGGGTGATTGAAGTTAAGACGATACTTGTTGTTTAAGGATGCAAGAGATTCAGAACCAGTAAACTGTAGCTGTTCAAAAAGATATTCGTGAGAAGCTTGGGCAAAACGTTTTCTTTCTTCAGAATCTAGGTAAACGTAATCAATAATAAGTTGAGCATCATTCATAGAAATCATTGGAGTAATACCATTGCTCAACATGTTATAACATCCAGAAGCAGCTCTAAAATCAATAGTAATTCTAACATCGTGATATTGAAGAGCAATTAAAGGAAGAGCTAAACCATTATTACGATTGAACCAAAACTGTAGAGGAACATAAAGCTGATATTGAGGTTTATCATTAGTATCAATATTTGTAAGTGCTGGAATGTCACCAATCATGTTGGCATAACCACGTTCTTGACCAGTCTTGTGTGAAAGTTCATACCAGATATTTAGCCAATCACCATATTGTTCATCAAGTTTGGAACCACCAATTTCAATTTTGTAATGTTGGACAATAGCAAGACCAAGTCTTCTAACATATCCAAAATCAGTTTGAACTCCAGTAACAGATGCAAGATTAATATTAACATACATGTTAGTAATTAAATCACCATTTCTATTAATGGTGCATGTAACAGTACGACCAAAATCAGCAGCACCATTAAAGGTCTGTGGAATTGGTTCTACCGAAAAGTTAGTATGTCTTCTATAGACTACTTTAAAAAAAGTAATCTGTGGTGAACCAGTAAGGTAAATATCCTGAGCTCCATAAGCGACAAGTTGCATTAAACCGCCTCCCATTTATATATATATACTATATTAGATATTTTTTTTTATAAAAAAATAAATTATAAATTATAAATTATAAATATTAAAATAAAATTTTCTAAATATTTATTTTATAATTTTATATATTTATTAAATTATAACTTAAAAAATAAATTTTTCTAAATATTTTTTTAATAAAATAATATAATATGAGTTTAAAAATTGATTTTTCTAAATATTTATTTTAATATTTGATATATAAAAAAAATCATATACACTAAAAGTAAAATATGAATAATATATTAAACTCTAATGATAACAACAAATATAACAATTTTTTGAATAATATATATTACACATCAGTAAAAACTAAATTATGTAATAATTAATTATCCTATTTTAATAATACAATATAAATTTTAATCATTGTAAAAATAATTGAAATAAAAATTATTTGAACAACATATTATGGTATGTAAAAAAGCAAATAATTTAGTCACCAATATGTTTAACTATAACGATCTTTATAGTTACGAGTGTGTTGATCGTCAGTATGAAGAAAGTTATGAATATACAGGTTTAAAAATTACTGATTTTTATAGTGATGATAATGATGATTATTATTATAATAATAGCAATAAAAATATAAATATTTTGTCAAGTAAAATTAATACAAATATAAACAATGGTTTTAAACATAGTGGTTCTGGTTATTATTTATATAAAGATGATTATGAAAGTTATAAAGATAGTTATAAAAGTTATATTGACGAATATAGTATTTATAGAAACAATACTTTGAGAGAAAAAGACGAATGTAAATATATAGGTTTTACTTTCACATTGAATGGCGATAAAAATTATTGTAATTCCATGTGTGATGATGATATTATAAATTTTGTTACATTAAATAGATTTAATTATTTATTTAAGTATGAATATAACTTTTATCGTTATGAATATAATTTTTTATATATCAAAAATTCTAGTTTCTATGAATTGGTTAATAAAATAGAAATGATAAGTAGTGTCTGTAGAAATAAAATAACAGGCATATTATTAGAATATCTAACATGTTATTTAGATGAAATGTGTAATATTCAAATGACTAATGTATGGATTCAAGCTAATGGGTTGACAACCAAACAAACAGAATATCATATTTATAAGAATTTAACATTAATTTTAAAAGTATTTGATAATGTTATAAAAAAGATAGATTATATGTTATATTTTTATTTCTTATCTAAGAAAACTAAATTATATAACGATAATATATTATTAATTGTTTCTTTTTTACACATAGAAGCTGATAATAATATAGATAGTAATTTATTAGCTTTATTTTAGTATTATAATCAATTATGATATAATAAAAATGATGTTGCAAAAAAATTTATTTATGTTATGCTTTATTTAAGTTATTTTTTTATGTTTAACCTTATTCAAATAATAAATTAATTTACCAATTTAAAATAAATAATAAATTTACCCAAAAAAAAAATATAAATTATATTATATGAACAAAATGTTATATGTCATGTTGATGATATTGGTTATACTTTATTTATTAAACACATATTGTAATGTAAATGAATATTTTGCTGAAACAAATAAAAAAATAGATATTGAAATTGTTGTTGCTAGGTATAATGAAAATTTAAAATGGTTAAATGATGCATCATTTAATAAATATTATATTAAATGTTATAATAAAGGATCAAATAATGATATTAAAATAAATTCAGCTCATGAAATAATAAATTTAACTAATGTTGGAAGATGTGATCATACATATTTATATCATATTGTAAATAATTATGATAATTTAGCAGATTTTACTGTCTTTTTGCCAGGATCAAATGATGTTTCTTACAAGTTATTAAAATCAAAAATATTAATAAAAGAAATTGAAAAACATAATAAAACAATATTTATTGGTTCTAAATTTAATAATATAAAAGATGATTATTATAATTTTACTTTGGATAAATATAGAGGTGTTTATGAACTAAACAACGAATTTAAGAATAATAATAATCTACAAAATGATAATGATAATGTTGGTAAAAGTGCAATAAGACCATTTGGAAAATGGTATGATTATCATTTTGGTGATAGAGAAATTGACTTTGCTTCTTTTTGGGGAATTATAGCTCTTTCTAAAAAGAACATTAGACAAAATTCAAAAGAGTATTATAAACGATTTCTAGAGGAACTTCAAAACTCGTCAAATCCAGAAGTAGGACATTATATTGAAAGATCTTGGTGTGCAATATTTTATCCCTTAAATGATACAATATTTATTGATATTCAAACAATACCATTGTTAGCCAACTTTTAAAAGTTAAATTAATTTTTAAATATTTATAAACAAATAATTCTATTTTAACTAATATTATATAAATATATTTATGATCTGAATACCAAGTAAAGAGCTAAAGTTATTTTATTAATATATAATATATGTCTTTCAAAATCAAAAATGATTTGAAGAAAAATGAAAATCTCCTTCAAATAATTAAAGAATCAAATACTTTAGACAAAAAACATAAAGAAATTATTAAACAATTTCAGGATGATAAAACAAGTTGTTTGTATATTGATAGTGAAATAGAAACAATATTTGATAAAATTAATCAAATGGATAAATCTAGAGAAAAATTTACAATAGAAGATTTAATTGTAAGAGCAAATTTATTAAATAATAAAGATTTGTTAGAGAATAATAAAAAGAATATAAAAGAAAATTTTAATGAAATGGATTATTACGATAGAACAGGAGATTTAATAATACAATATTATGAATTACGTAATGATAAAAAAAATGATATCAAAGAATCAAAAAATATAATGGATTTTTTGGGGAAAAAAAAAATAGAAAAATCATCACAAGATATTAATAAAGCTGAACTATTTGAAAATTATTGGAAACGAATAGAAGGTGTAAGAATAAATTCTGATGATGGATCAAAGCGAATTAAATATTGTAATGAATGTCATTTAGAAAAAATATTAGATTATAATGTTTCAGCATATGTTTGTCAATGTTGTGGTGATGTTGAAGAGATAATATTGGATGAAGATAGACAAATAAAAGATTATTCTCCATATAGAAGAATAAATCATTTTAGAGAATGGCTTAATCAATTTCAAGCAAAACAATCACCAGAAATAAAAGAAGAAGTTTATACCGATATAATAATTGAACTAAATAAAAATAGAATCAACGATTTCACAGAATTAAACAAAAAAAAAATGAAATTAATATTAAAAAAATTAGGATATAATTCATATTATGAACATATTCATTACATAATAAATAAATTAAGCAATTTACCTCCACCAAAAATTACAAGAGATATGGAAAAAATTTTTATAAAAATGTTTACTAAAATTGAAGGACCTTGGGAAATCTACAAACAACCTAATCGTAAAAATTTTTTATCTTATTCTTATGTTTTATATAAATTTTGTGAATTACTTGAGTTAGATCATTTATTGGATTGTTTTACATTACATAAAGATCCAAATAAATTAATGGAAAACGATGATATATGGAAAAAAATATGTTCTAATTTAAATTGGGAATTTATTTGTTCATTCAAATAGATAAGTAAAATTATTATCTAATATTATATAATATGAATCATTTTTTATATAATATTTCAGTTGTAATGTTATTATCGGGTTTAATTATATTAACTTATTATTTATCTAAAGCATATAACCAACCAATATCATGTCCACGACAAATTCAAGAAGATCCAGAAATTACAATTGACGAAGCTTATACAATGAGACCAACTCAAATATTTGATACAATGTTTACAAAACCAAGTGTATGGCAAGGATACGAGTCAGTATCTGTATCACGTAATACAACAAATTAATATAATATTTTAATTAATTAATTATTTAATTTAATTTATTTGTATTTAAAGATTATTAATGTAGTAATATATATGTCAAAAGTCGATTATTTAACAGAAGATACTATTAATCCACCTAATCAAGATTTTATATGTGTATCATTTTTTAGTAAAAATTATATTAAACAAAGTATTGATAATAATAATGAATATAAAACAGATGATGAAAAAGAAACATACTCAACAGATGATAATATTTTTTCTTTAAAATTTAGAGGTGCATTTGGTTCATACGAAGAAGCTTGTAAACATGCAGAAAAGTTAAGAAGTGTTGATCCATATCATAATGTATATGTTATGGAAAGTGGTAAATGGTGTGCATTTATGATTGATGACAATGATAAATACGTTAAACAAACAGAACATGCTAATGAACAACTTAATGATATGATGAAAAAATATATGGAAAATCAAGAGAAGGCAAAACTTTATCATGAATTCCGAAAAAATCAACTAGTTACAAAAAGTCTAGAAGAAAATCTTGAAAATAGAATATCAAGTATTAAAGAAGTAACAGATACATTACTTACGGTTACTGATAAATCAGAACGTACAAAAATCAAAGAGAAAAAAAGTATATTAGAAGAACAAATTAGAAAATTAGAAGATAAAAAACAAGAATTGGATAATCAAACAAAAATATTAGAAGAAAAAATTAAACTATAAATATTATAGTCTTTAAATTTTATTTATTATTTAAAAAACTAAACTGTAAATCAATTAATTAATTTATAAATTAATTTATAAATTAATTTATTACATTGTCAAAACATAGTAATAAAATGATCAACAACTTTGATCTCAATATAAGTTAAAACTAATCAAAGATCAATATTATTAATATAAATTTTCTAATATATAGTAATCGCGATGTTAGTAAATAAAGATTTAGAAAATAATATATTAATCAAAAATAAAGATTTAGAAAATAATATATTAATTAAAAATATTAAAAATCAAAAATTGGAAAATGATTTATTAGTTAAAAATATTAAAAGTCAAAAATTGGAAAATAATTTATTAGTTAAAAATATTGAAAATAAAAAATTAGAAAATGATTTATTAATAAGAAATATTGAGAGTCAAAAAATAGAAAATAGTATATTAACCGAAAATATTATAAATGAAGAATCAGAAAATAATTTATTAACTGAAACTATTAAAAATTATGAATTAGAAAACAATAGATTAAATGAAAATATTAAATATTATGAAGTGGAAAATAATTTATTAACTGAAAATATTAAAAATAAAGAATTAGAAAATAATTTATTAACTGAAACTATTAAAAATAAAGAATTAGAAAATAATTTATTAACTGAAACTATTAAAAATAATGAAGTAGAAAATGATTTATTAACTGAAACTATTAAAAATAACGAAGTAGAAAATAATTTATTAACTGAAACTATTAAAAATAATAAAGTACAAAATAATTTATTAACTGAAACTATTAAAAATAATGAAATAAAATATAATAATATATTAAATAATATAAAGGATGAAGAATTGAAAAATAATAACTTGAATGAAAATATTAAAAACAATGAAATAAAATATAATAATATGATAAATAATATAAAGGATGAAGAATTGAAAATCAATATATTAAATGAAAATTTAAAAAAAGAAGAAATAGAAATTAATATATTGAATGAAAATTTAAAAAATAAAGAAGTAGAAAATAAATTTTTAATAATAACTATTAAAAATCAAGAAATAGAATATGGTAATTTGATAAATAATATAAAATTAGAAATAAATACATTAAATGAAAATATCAAAAAAAAAGAAGTAGAAAATAAACATTTAATTGAAATTATAAAAAAGAAAGAATCAGAAAGTAAATGTCTGATATGTTAATTTTATCTAATTTTATCAACTATTATTTTAACAACATTTTTTTTTTTAGCAAAATCATTTATATCGAATACATCTGGTTTTTTATTCCACCCTTCATCAAATGATTTTTTATGAAAAGTTAAAAATTTTTTTGACCCAACTTTAAAATCAGGTGTTTCTTTTGCTTTGTACCAAAATACTTTATCAGTTATATTCTTACTATGAATACGATTATTTATTACCATACATCCAAAATCTTCTGTTAGTTCTGCAAAAACTGTTTCAAAAATTGATAAAGTTGGAAACATAGATGCATAATGATCATATAATCTTTTTCTATTTGTAGCAAAATCTTCACCTAATAAAAAAATATAATCAAAATTTGATCTTAATTCAGGAGGAATTCCCAATGAAAATTGCATTGTTAATATGAATGATAAATGATGGTGACGTCCATTATAAAATAATTCCAATATATTTGGATCTCGAAGCCATAAACCTTTTGATGATAAACAATCATCCATAATTATCATAAGTCTATCATCTTTTTCATTTTTATTATCTTTTTTTCGCTTTGCATTATCTTCATTCATTGCTTCTTGTCGTTGATAAATTTTTTTTAAAATATCAGAATGATATTCTTGAAAAATGAATGATTGTGGTATAAAATCTCCATAAAAACAATTAAGTTTTTCAGTACGTGATATTGCAATTACTGATGGTAATGATCTTTTATGATACATTATTTCTCTTGTTAAGTAACTTTTACCTGAAGCACGTTTTGCGATCATAGCAATAGTACAATGATCAGCCATTTCAGAGATATTAAATTTTTTAATTTCAAGATGTGATCCGCCAAAACGAATATTCTTTGAACTTGATGACATATTATATAATAATAGAGAATAATTAATTAATAATAATATTATTAGACTAATTTTTTAATTAACTAATTCATTACTTATTTATCTTATTAATAAATTGGATAAGTATATAATATTACAATATATATCAAAAAAATTTATATATATTTATAATATTTTTTAAATTAATAACAATTATATATTTCTTCGACCATATTTGTTATAATAATCAAAATAATAATTAACATAAGTTTGATAATTATTAATATATATTTGTTGGTTATTATTTTCTTTTTCATTGAAATGAACTTTTACTTGATTATCAAAAAACTTTTGGTAATTATACAGGATAATTTGATGATCAAAATAAATTTTTTTTTCATTAACACATATACGTTTTTTATATTCATCAATTATTTTTTGATTATGTTGTAATATGATATTATTCTGATTAAAATCTTTTTCTGTAATATTATCAACATCGATAATACTTTTTAATTCATAACTATTATTTTGAAATTCATACTTATTATTTTGACCAACATTTTTATAATTATTAAAATTTTCAAGTGACTTTTGATTTTCTCTTCTTTTTATTGATCCTTCGAGCCAAATATTAAAATCATTGATGTGTGCAATCATAGCATCGTTTTCATTAACGGGATTTATATTATCTATACGTGTATTCATTATATTATTTGTATCAATATTATACATGATTAATAGGTCAATGACACAATATTAATATATTTCAATATTTAATCTATATTGTCTTGGCATCAGTATCCATATGTAAATCTTTATTATTTTATTTTGTTGATAGTATATATTGAATTTAACAACAGATTAAAATAATATATCAATAAAATTATCTAGTTTAAATTAGCAATGACTAAAATAAATATTATAATATTATTAAAAAAAAAAGTCAACAGTCTAATAAATATACTATATTGTAAATCTACTAAATATACAAACAAATATGAAAAAAATGAAGAAAAAAATGATAATAAAATAAATCATATAGATGTAGATAAATATACTGATACACAATCAAATATTAATATAATAATATATGATTCAACACATAGTATAAAACAGTATTCAAAAAACGATGTTTATTATCATTTAGATTATTCAATTAGCCAAAAAATTAATGATGATGATAAAATAGCTATAATACGAAAGTATAAATTTGTTCAAGATGACAATGTTATTAAAATAGATAATTAATTTTACAATAATATTAAATAAAAATTCTAAAGATATATATATGCAAACAATTCCATTAGGATTTTTCCAAGATTGTAATCCAAACTCCAAAGAAGTTCGTAAACAATTAGTTAAAAATATTATAAAAAGGGATATTAACGAAGAATCAAAGTTAGAAGAATATTTTTTTTCTGATGATAATGTAGATTTAATTAATAAACAAATTGTATTGACAGTATGGAAAAGAACTAATAATCAATACAAAATTAATTTACAAAATAAAGATCAAATAATAATAATAATGAGATATATATTTATTGAAAATGCAAAACATTTACCCTATGATATTAAAGGACAGATTCATGAGTTAAATTGTAATGTGGTAGGTGAAATTATTCCTTCAGTAATAACAAATTTTGAACAAAAATTGGGATATTTAAGAGATATTGAAAAAAGGGGAGAATTACCGGCATTACCAAAATCAAGTACAGCAGATAGAACTTTACCAACAGCAAATATATTTAATTCATAATAAATAAACTCGTAATTCATCGAAAATATTTTATTAATAATAAATTCTTAAGAATTTATTATAAATATATAAATTTTTACTATAATATTTAATATGAATTTATGAGTTTATATAATTTTAAAAAGTAATAATTCCTGCGCTATCATTAACAACTAATTCATACATAAAAATTACACCACGACTATTTGCCATTTCAGTAAATGCAAAATCATCACCAGAACCAGCAATAATATCAATAGGGTTGCTTGGTTCTATGATATTATTAATTAGACGAGGTTTAACAACACATTGTGGATCATATTTAATAAATTCGTCAACATATCTATTGGCTTCAATTTTTTGATGTTGCATAATCAATGTAGATGAACCAATAACAATATCTTTTTGTTCAGGAAGTTGATTAATTTCATTAATAACAACTGATCTTAAATGATAAAAATCATTTTTAAGACGAATAATAGGATCGAAATTAACGAGTCTTTGGTTAATTTTTTCAAAACCGCTCATAGCCATAGGAATTTTAGGAAAAGCAAACATAGGATTATTAACTGCATTAAATATAATATTTGTTCGTCTATCGATATAGAAGAAAAGGACTCCTTTGGAATAGATTAATGAAGTATTCTTTTGAACTAAAAGATTATTTTCAAGTAACATTTGACTTTGGTTAAGAGCATCATTCAAATGAATTGGAACATTATCAATAGTATTTGAATATGGTAATTTAAGATTGATCATTGGAACAAAAGTGACCATTGGTTTAATATTTTGTTTATAAGGATTGGTGTTAAATGGTTCATATAATGGGACTGAAGTAATAACAGTTGGTCTGAAAGAGAATGCAGATAATAAACGTTTCAATATAGTACCATCATAACGTCCATAAATAAGATCTGGGGTATCATATTTATTAATTCTACAAGTATCAACAGCAGAAATAAATCCAGCGAATGATTTATTATAATATTGTCCATTACGTAAAGATAAAACTAAACTCCATACTTGATTTTGTAACAATGATCTATTATAAAGATCAACAATAGTAGAACGAGAATCACATACAACATCATTAGGGTCATTGATAACAGATTCAAATAAAAGAGCATCAGCCATAGTAGCAAATGGTTCATCACCATATCTTGATTTTACAATACCACTAAAATTAGAATGAATAAAATGTTGTTCTAGAACATCAATTTTAGGAATAAAAAGTGCAGCAATAATAGGGTGAATATGATCGTAAACAGCATGAAGATCTCTATTATATAGTCCAGTGACTGCTTCGATATCACAATCATTATATTGAATTGATTGTAAGAAAACTTGACTATGAAGAGGTTTACTATCTCGGTGTAATTTAATAATTTCATGAACAATTTTATAATCATTTTCATTTAATTCTTTTGTGAATCCTTGATAATCAAGATTAACTGATCCTAAAACTTTTTTAAGATTAGTATTAGGTTCTAATACTTCAGGACTTTTAATTCCAACTAATTCTTGTTCATAAATACTTTGAAATTTAGCAAATTCTTCATCATTAAGCTTATATTTATCTTTAAATTTATATGCTTTTTCTAAAAGAATGTGAAATGGATATTGTGAGTCAGAATATTTTTCTCTGATAAGATGAGCAAATTTTTTAGCCTTTTTATTAATTTGGACATATTTTTCTAAAAATGCACGATTAACTTTTTCAACAAATTCCTCATCACCATATTTCATTCTAAGATTTTGAAAAGTTTGTGGGTTTACTTTTCCATTTTTGCTAATGCTAAATAATAATTTTACTTCATCATCAACGGATTTAATTGAAGCTTTACCATTATTTTTTCTTTGGGTATTTCTATTGTCATTATCCATACTTGTATATATCTAATCTAGAAATTTTTTTATAATTATTTTTAAATTATTAATTAAATTTTTATTTAGTATATAATATTTAATATTATAAACTATATATATTTTAGATAATTTAAACTTTTTTCTAAATTAATATTTAAAAGTTAATAGTTATATGAAAATAATGGAAAATTTATGGGTTAATAAATATAAATCGAAAACTTTGGCTGATATTATAGGTAATAAAAATCAAATAATAAAAATTAAAAATTGGTTATCAAATATTAATAATTTAAAATCAAGAGGTATTATAATATCAGGTGTACATGGAATTGGTAAAAGTTTGACTATTAAACTTTTATTAAATGAATTAAAATATTTACAACGCGTGATATTTCCAAATGAAATCAAAGATCATAGAATTTTTGATGATTTCAATGATTACTATAATCATGAAAATTCAATATATTCTAAAATAATATTTTCAGATGATAAAAATAAAAATTTAGTTTTAATTTTTGAAGAAACTGAAAATATTACATTAACTAGTGAAAAAAAATATATAATGGATATTTTTAAAGAAAACAATAAATTAAAAGCATTTCCTTTAATTTTTATATCAAATAATCAACATTCAAAATTATTAAATGATTTAAAAAAGAATTGCGAAGAAATAAAGTTTGAATGTCCCACATTAGATGAATTACATGAATTAATAAATAAAATTTGTAATAATGAAAATATTAAAATAAAAAATATTAATGTTATGAATGAATTAATTAGTTTTTCACAATATGATATTAGAAGATTGATAAATCTTTTACAAGAATTATCGTTTCATTACAATTTTATTGATGAAAATAATTTATATACTTTCATGGAAAAATCAAGAAAAAAAAATATTGATACATGTTTATTTGATGCTACAAATAAAATTCTTAATAATTATTTGGATTATGAAACAATTATTAAACTATATGAGTTTGAAAAAGTATTGTTACCATTAATGATACATGAAAATTATTTACGAAAAATTTTATATAAAAGTAAAAATGATTGGTCTAATACAATTTATAATTTAGTTAAAATTTCAGATTCAATATCACGAGGTGATAATATTGAAACAAGTATTTATACTGATCAAAATTGGTATTTACAAAATATTCATGGTTTTTATACATGTTTGAATACTGCTTATTGGATAAATAAATATAAAGAAAATAAAATTGATATTGAAAATATTAAATTTTCTTCAGATTTAAATAAAACATCTTTAAAAAATATTAATAGAAAAAATATTGCAAATTTTTTAAAAATTTTACCTAATAAAACTATATATGATATATTAATATTAAATAAAATTTCAAACCATTTGATTGCAACTAATGATGAACAAAAGTTAATTGAAATATTATCTACATATAATAAAGAAGTTGATATAAAAGATATAGAATTATGTCTAAAAATAGATAAAACTACTGAATTCAAATTATTAACTTCAAAAGATAAAAAAAAATTAATTAAATTAATAAAACAAAATGTTAATTCTAGTATTTAACATAATACTAATTTATATTCAACTAATATATATAATAATATAAAAAACATTTATATTAATAGATATTATCAGATCATAAATATTCTTCAATAATTGTATTTAAACCAATAAATTGAATATTATTATTTTTATTAACAGGGTTAAAAATTAATAAACTATCTGATAAAAAATTTAAAGTTTTATTAATTAATGTAATATACTTGATATCGGGGATTTGTATAACATCATTAGTCAATAATTGGTAAATAAAAAGAAAATCTGATTTATCATCAGCTTCAAATAAATAACTTTTATTTCTAATATTATTAATTATTTTAATTTGTTTTTTATTAACACCTGGAATTGAACTTGACCATATCCATAATTTAGTATCATTTTGATATATTCCAAAAAATATGTATTTTCCTACTAAAATTTTATTATTATCCAAAGAAATTGTTATAATTTCTTTATTTTTATCAAAATTAATATTATAATTTTTTTTAATATTTAATTTTTTGTTTATTTTAATACTTGTTTTG